GTAGATAGGTGGTTTGCGGAAAACCGGAAGGGCTGGAAAATGGCGATTACCGATGCGGAAACGATACGGTTCTTGTCGGAGACGTTGCCGCTGATCCTGTTGATTGGATTGTCGGTGTATTGGTCGCTGCGGATTTGTTTCTGGGTGATGAATGAGACCCGATGAGTTCAAGCAAGGCTGGTTGAAGCCCGGCCCGAAACCGAAGTCGAACGAGGAGCGGCTGCTAGACGGCAGCTACCGGGCGGACCGGCACGGCCCGACGGAGGGTCTGGTCAGTCTGATCCCCAAGCCGAAGCCGCTGCCGGCGGTGGATTGTGGGGGCTGGCAGCGGTACATCGTGACCAAGAGCGACGAGGCGGCGGCGGATGCGGGCTGTTGGTGCGACGAGCGGCTGGGCGACCACGTCATTCGGTTCTTCGAGGGCAACCTTTGCCACTCGAAGGGCCGCTGGGCGGGCGAGAAGTTCACGCTTGCCGACTGGCAGAAGGATATTCTCCGGCCTTTGTTCGGCTGGGTGCGTCCCAATGGGCGGCGGCGGTTTCGGCGGTGCTACATCGAGATCCCCAAGAAGAACGGCAAGAGCACGCTGGCTTCGGGGGTGGGACTTTACCTGCTACTGGCCGACGGTGAGCCGGGCGCGGAGGTGTACTCGGTGGCTTCGGACCGGGAGCAGGCGAATATCGTTCACAGAGAAGCCATGAATATGGTCGAGGCTTCCGACGAGCTCCGGCAGCTACTGACGGTGCGGCGGAGCCACTACAACATTTACCACCGGGCCAGCCGGAGTTATTACCGGTCGATCAGCAGTCAGGCGCGGACCAAGGAAGGCTTGAACGCTCACGGTCTGGTGATGGACGAGCTGCACGTGTGGCCGGACCGGGAGTTGTGGGAGTCGCTGTTGTACGCGGGGCGGTCGCGGACCGAGCCGTTGAAGTTCATCATTACCACGGCCGGCGACAACATGGTTTCAATCTGCCGCGAGGAGCACGACTACGCACAGTCGATTCTCGACGGTACGTACATCGACGACCGCGTGTTTGCCTTCATGACTGGCGCGGAGATCGATGTGGACTTTGACGACCGCAAGTTGTGGTACGAGTGCAACCCCTCGATGGGCGTGACGATGGACGAGGAGGAGTTCGCGTACGATTTGCGTGAGGCCCGCAAGAGCCCCACTGCCTGGGCCACGTTTCTGCGGTACTCTTTCAACGTCTGGAACACGGGCAGCAACCCGTGGATACGTAAAGAAGACTGGGACGCTTGCTTCGAGGACTTCGGCGAGGACGAGCTTGAGGGGGAGTATTGTTGGCTGGGGCTGGACTTGGCCAAGACGCGGGACTTGACGGCGGCGACGTGGGTGTTTCCCGACGGTGACGGGTTTCGTCAGGTGTCGCATTTCTGGATGCCGGAGGACATCGCCAAGGATCGCAAGGGGCAGGTGCCGTATGCCGACTGGGTTGAGTCTGGACATCTGACTTTGACGGAGGGTAACGTCTGCGATTACAACGTGGTCCGGCAGGAGATTGACGAACGATCTCAGCGGTACCGAGTGCAGAAGATTGTCTATGATCCGAAGTTCGCGGAAGAGGTGACACAAGGTTTGATGGATGATCTGGGCATTGAGCGGAAGAAGTTCAACCAGAGCTTGCGAGACTATGCCGGGCCGACCGCGGAGTACGAGAGGCTTGTGCTGGCTAAGCTTCTCAAGCACAACGGCAACCCGGTGCTCTCATGGCAGGCGGGCAACGTGCATGTGAAGCCTGGATACAATGGCGAGTTGCGACCGATCAAGCAGAAGAGTGACGGGGACTTCCGCACGATTGACGGCATCGTGGCGGGGATCATGGCGCTGAGTCAGGCGACGGAGGAAGCCCTGTATTATGACGGCCCTGGTGTCCACGTTTGACTACGCCCGGCAGCCGAAAGTGGCTGTCGATAAGTGCAACTGCTGTGGTTCGCCGCACGGGATGTGCGTGGCCGTGGGCGACCGCTACGGGTTCGAGGCGCGGCTGTTCAAGTGTCAGTCGTGCGGGCTGAAGTACCTTAACCCGCGGATGACCAAGAGCACGTATTACGAGTTCTATCGCGAGCATTACCGGGCGCTTGTTAACAGTTACCAGGGTCATGAGACGACGATCGAGCAGTTAACCAAGAGCCAGGCCCAGTATTCGCGGATGCTGATTGCTCAGCTGGGGGACATCGAAACGCACGGCCGGCTGATTGACGTAGGGGGCTCAACGGGGGTCGTGGCCAAGGCTTTTGCCGACCAGTACGGATGCGACCCGACGGTGCTGGACCCGGCGCCGGACGAATTGGCGGTGGCCGAGGACCTGGGCTGTAAGACGATCCGCGGCATGGCCGAGGACCTGAAAGGGAAATGGGACGTGGTGCTGATGCTGCAGACGGTCGAGCACTTGACGGATATCGCCCGGGTGTTCGACAAGATACGCGCCACTGGCGGACTGTTTATCTGGGACTTCGTGGAGAGCCAGATCAAGATCGACCATCCGTACATGCTGTGCGACAAGGCGGCCGACGAGTATCTGAGGCGGGCGGGGTTTGAGCTGGAGCGTAGAATCAAGTGGGGTAAGTATACGTTGCATGTGTGTAGGTGAGAGAGGCAAATGGGTAAGGTTCCTCCAGATCTTTCAGAGCCTAGAATGACGACTCAAGGAACGCTGTACGGGATCTTCGGGTGCATTGCGGTGCTATCGTTTATCGGCGTGTTATGCATGGCCGTTGGGCACGTAGAAGAGTCATCGTGGGAGTACGTGGAGTGCATCCCGACGAAAGTGGAGTACATCCCATCGGCATGGGGGTCGCGGGCTAAGACAATCATTTACGCACGTGATGGCCGAGTGATACCGATAACCGGACACATAAGAGTTGCCATAGATAAGCCGCAGCGATTCAGGCGGCGAAGAGACTGATGAGCTGGCTACGTGACATCGCGGCTTTAGCGGGAATCGCCGCGGTACTGTACGGCCTGTGGCTGTTGCACCCAGCGGTGCCTTTGTTGTTTGGCGGTTCGGCGTTGATGGTCATTACCTGTTGGTTTAGTTATGTTGCTCGACGCAATACTCAAGCGCGGTAGCATCGAGAATCCCAAGGTCTCGCTGACGGACCCGAAGATTTTCGATATCCTCGACGGCGGCGGTGATGCCACGTCTGGCGTGAGCGTTACGCGCAACAGTGTTTTGGGTTACCCGGCCGTGTGGCGAGGTACGACGCTACTGGCAAAGGACGTTGGCAAGTTGCCGTTGTGCGTGTTCGCGCGGCTGGGAGACGGCAAGGAGAAGGACAGAAGGCACCCGGCGTTCCGGTTGTTGAGGCGCAAGCCCAACCCAGAGATGACGGCCTCGCAGTTTCGCCTGCACCTGACGGCACACGCCATATTGACGGGCAATGGTTATGCGCAGATTATCCGCGACCGCGCGGGCCGCCCGATTAGGATGTGGCCGCTCGACCCCGACCAGACGATACCGATGCGGGCTGACGGGGTGTTGTTCTACCGCACGAAGATTGACAACCGCGACGTCGACATGTCCCGCGAAGACGTGTTGCACATTCGCGGCCTGGGCTTTGATGGGCTGGTCGGCTATAGCGTCGTGTCAATACTTAAGGAGGCCTTAGGGTTAGGGTTGGCTGCGCAGAGATACGGTAGCGTATTTTTCAAGAACAATGCCCGGCCGAACGTGGTTATCGAGGTGCCTTATAAGTTCCGTGATGCTAAAGCGGTCGAGGACTTCCGCAGACGGTTTGGCGAGAAGCATGCCGGCCCGGACAACGCCCACCGCCCGGCCATTCTGGAGGGCGGCGGGAAGTTAACTCCGATTGCCATCAACAATGAGGATGCGGAGTTTCTCAAGACGCGGGAATTCGAGGTGCGGCAGATCGCCAATATCCTGGGGCTGCCGCCGCACAAGCTGGGCGACCCCACGCGGACAAGCTTTGCTTCGCTGGAGCAGGAGAATCAAAGCTACCTTGATTCGTCGCTCGATCCGTGGCTGGTCGAATGGGAGCAGGAGTGCGAAGACAAACTTCTGAGCGATTCGGAGAAGGATGGCGATACGCACCTGGTCGAGTTCATCCGCCAGGCACTGCTGCGGGCGGACCTGAAGACGCGATACACGGCCTACTCGGTGGGGATTCAAAACGGGTTCCTATCGCGGAACGAAGCTCGCTCGCGCGAGAATCTGAACCCGGTCGATGGCGGCGACGAGTTGCTGCAGCCGCTGAACATGACGACAGTGGACGAAGGCAAGGATGAGGACAAACCCAAAGACGACAAGGGCTCCGACGAGATGAAGGCGGCGGCTTACCGGGAGTTGATCACGTCGATCCTGCGGCGGTGGACGACGCGGCTGACTGCTCATGCGGTCAAAGCGGCCAAGCACAGCGACACGTTTCACGACTGGCTGGAGAAGGACTTGGAAGGGCTCAACCGTCCGCAGCTGGAAGCGGAGCTGTCGCCGGCGGTGCGTGTGATTGTGCTGTGTACGCTGGGCACTACGGGAAACAACACGAAAAAGATTGCCAGCGAATACTTCGCGGAAGTGCGTAAAATGCTAAACGACGCCAGTGGCACGGCAACGGCGGATGTGTTCCCAGATTGTGTTACGCGCACATTAACGGCCTGGCAGCCGGTGGTGTGCCTGCCCAGTGCGTAGGAGTTGAGGGCATGACTGACAGACGTTTTGCATTTGTCGGCGAATCGATTGAAAACGAGCTGCGAACGCAGCGCATCGATACGCGACCGGAATTGCGCGAGAACGACGGCAAAAACATTGTCTGCGGCTATGCTTCGGTGTTCTATCGAGCGGACAATCCCGGCACGCAATTTCGTCTGGCAACGAAGATTTACGAGCGGATTATGCCTGGTGCGTTTGATAAAGCGATAGCCCGGGACGAGGTTTCTGGATTGTTTAACCACGATGAGTCATTGGTACTTGGTAGCAACGTGGCTGGCACAATGTCGCTGAGCGTGGACGAACACGGGTTGCGATACGATATCGATCTTGGCGACACGACGGTTGCCAGGGACGTTGCTGTCAGTATTGGTCGGCAGGATGTGCGAGGAAGTTCGTTTGCGTTCATAGTCGAAGCTGTCAACTGGCGGGATGAAAAAGAATTCGAAGTGCGTGAGATTACTGACGTAAGGCTGTTCGATGTCGGTCCGGTTACGCGTCCAGCCTATCGGGCGACCAGCACGGGGTTGCGCGACGACGGACCAAAGGAAGACTGGCAGAAGGAGCACGACAATTGGCGGGAGCACAAAAGGGCTGTGGGCATGTGGGAGGGGAATCTCCTGCACGCACGGACACGTCTAAGCGAGATCGACCACACTGTCTAATCGTGGCCGAGGTCGGCAACGTCCATGAAGGCAGCCTTGGCAACTGTCATGCGTTTATCGACGCTGTTGCCGAGGCGGGCGTGGATGCCGTCAAGTTTCAGTGTCACGTCGCGTCCCAAGAGTCGTCGCCCCAAGAGGGCTGGCCGAAGCGATTTAGTTTCCATCCGCAGGATGATACGCGCCAAGGATATTGGCGGCGGATGGAATTTGACCGTCGCGAGTGGAGTATGCTCTGCCATCGCGCGGCGGCTTGCAATCTTAAGTTTATCGTCACGCCGTTCTGCATCGAGGCAATCGAGCGTTGCCGGGGCTTTCCCAACTACTGGAAGATCGGTAGCGGCCAGGTGTCGAATAAGCGGCTGTTGATGGAAGTACAGCGCGAGCCGGAGGACGTGATCCTGTCGACTGGCATGAGCACGACCGAAGAGATTCTGGACGCGAATCGGCTCTGCTTCCCGAAGTTTATCTTGCAGTGCACCACTGAGTACCCGTGTCCGCCGGAGCAGATCGGGCTCAGTGAGTTGCGGCCGCTGATCAACGGCTTGAGCGACCACGGCGGCACGATCTGGCCCAGTATCATCGCGGCCTACCTTGGCGCCGAGATGATCGAGGTTCACGTCTGCTGGGACAAGCGGCAGTTTGGGGCGGACGTATCGAGTAGTGTCACGATCGACGAGCTAAAGCAGTTAGTCGAGGGGGTGCGGTTCGCCGAGCGGATGGGGCCGATTGACAAGGACGCGGTGACGGCGGGGCTGAGTGACGCGAGGGTTTACGTGGAGGGTAAAAATGTATAAGTGCCAGCTTATCTTGGTGATGGAATCCACGGAATTCTTTAGGGTGATTGACTTATCGTTTGTTCCATCGAAAGGAATGGAACTTTGGATTCCTACCGACGAGGGCTTTTACATGGTAGATCGCGTCTTAGTCAACTGTGGCGAATTTAACGGCAACGTTTGCGATCTTATAGTCGAGCCTAATTTCACCCCAGATGTCGACGAACTGCTGTCATGGGGGTGGTCGGCAAACGAGAAAGAATTCGGAACGGCACGCGATCCCAGGGAGTACCGGGACGGCGTGCCGTTGTTTGATTGAAAGGGCTGCATCATGAAGATAATGGAGTTTACGGAAGGGGGGTCGCTGTCTATCGGTGGCGATTCGGTGTTTCACGTGTTCGGTGTGTCCCGAAAGTGGGTAACTCTTGGCATAGAATCGCTTACGCAACGAAGGATTCGCTATGGTCGTCGCCCCAAAGAGTGGATTGACTTAGGGGAGGTGATGTCTACGGTTAAACTTAAATCCGATTGGTGGGTCCATGTTGGTTCTGACATGGGGATATGCGTACGATTTATCAGGAAGGGAACAGCGACGTTGGGCATCGCCGCTAATCCTCGACTTGTGATTGCACGCATATGAAGATTGCAACCGTCCTGGTTGACCGCGCCAACTATGGCCGCCTTAAGCCGCTGATGCGGGCTCTGGCCGAACACCACGAGATGTCGGTAATCTGTGCCGGGTCAATGGTTCTGGACCGATTCAAGCGGCCGGCGGACGACGTGGAGGCTGACGGGTTCAAAGTCGTCGAGCGGCTGCACACGAGCGTCGAGGGTGCCACGCTGGCAACCGGGGTGCGCAGCATTGCGGCGGCGGTGACTGAGTTTTCCGGCGCGCTCGATCGGAACCCGTCGGACTACGTGCTAATC